TCCAATTGATGTATTATTCATTATATTCTATTATTTTATATAGGTTCTATATCTTAATTTGAATTTCCTAGTATTAACTTTGATTGTTTGTGTATGTAACTTTAGAATTATCTACGTCTAGGTCTTTGTAACTCGATCACATTAAAAATCTGTTTTACTTCCGCTAGATCAATAACTCTATCTGGATACATATCATTCAAAGAATGTATTGTGATTGTATGGCTGTCTACGTTATGGTCTATTATTCTTTTGACAAGTATTCCTTCTTGGTGAACGATGACGAAATCCCATTTTCTAATATGTAACTTGGAGGTTACCCATAAATGAGATTGTATCTCCCGGCAAAGGAGGCGATCACCTTCTAGGTAGCTGTCTTCAGTTCCGTCATTCATGCTGTCGCCTTTTACTTCAAAGGCAACATAATTTCCTTGGGCTTCATGATCTACTATAAAAGGTATAGTAGGTAATGTTGCCATATATGCAGCATCTTCATAGCCGCATAAATATCCTGCTTGTGCGTATTGGTTCACTAGGGGTACGTTTATAATGTAGTTTTGGTTTATTGGAATTGCTTCTAGAACATCTATGTTTTTGCTTGTGTTTACGGAAATAGGTTCTCCTTTTTCAGATAATATCCAATCTATATTCCAATGTGGAAAGCTTTTTCTTATCTTTTCTATCGTAGGTTTTCTAAATGAATCTCCAACTTTATCTAAATACCCATTGCCTAATCCTGATTTAGTATAAAATTGATTAGGGTTAATACCTTCTTTCTCAATAAGATAAAACATTCTTTCTTTTAAAGTCATATAGATATTCTAATTTTAATTATAGAAAATCTAGCACATTAGTATTTATTAACTAGAAATACTATGCTAGATATAGAACTTCTAGTATATTTGCATTATGAAAACGTGATAACAAATTCACTTCGCAAAGAAACGAAGATTTATCCACTTTTCAAATAGTACATACATATTAAAATACACGATTATGAGCACGAATTTTAAAAATCAGATGAAAGAGGTCATGAGCCTTGCTTGGCAAATGGTTAAAAAGAACGGTTTTTCAATGTCAGAAGCTTTAAAAACAGCCTGGATTAATTTGAAACTGAAAGCTGAAATGAAAAACCGAATCGTAAAGTTCTACTTTCAGAAAGTAGACGGAACTGCAAGAGAAAGTTATGGTACTCTAAAAGCAAACATCATACCTGAAACAGGAAAATATGAAAGGGCAAAGAATGACACGGTAACAGTGTACTATGATACAGAGCGACAGGCATGGCGCTCTTTTAAGAAGGCAAACTTAATAAAGGTGGTATTATGAAAAAAGTAATTATAACAGTAAAAGGGTGCAAATATGAAACTTCATATTATGTTTCAAAAAGCGGTGAGATATATAACGATAATAAGAAGCTGAAACAAATGCTAAACGGTGGCGGCTATCTTTCTGTCAATCTATTCTATGAAAAAGCCAAGTCTATAACGAAAACGGTTCATAGGATTGTTGCAACGACTTATTTGCCTAATCCTAATAGCAAAAGAGAAGTTAACCATATTAACGGCGATAAAACTGATAATAGAGTTTGCAATCTTGAATGGTGTACACCAAAAGAAAATACTGCCCATGCCATTAGAATAGGGCTGACTAAACCAAGAGATATGAACGCACTGCGCAAGGGGTACAACGATAAGAAGGTTGAAATATTGCAAAAACAAAGTGAGCGTATGTCAGGTCTTGGAAATCCGATGTGCAAGATTGATAAAAGAATTGTGCTTAAAATTAGAGATATGTATAAGAATGGTCATTCTTTGAAAGAGATATACACTTTGTTTGAAATGCCGAGACAGTCTGTAACAGAGATTATTAAAGGCCAAAGGTGGACTATTTTGCCAATTGACTATGTACCCCCTTCTAATTTAAGAACAAAGGCTGTGATAAGACTGAAAGACGGTGAATTAGTAGAATTTTCAACAATTAAAGAAGCGGCAGAAAGTTTTCCAAGTCCTAATGCCCATTCAGCAATATCTGCTTGCTGCAAGGGTAAAAGAAAGAGTTACATGGGCTATAAATGGCAATACAAAGAAGTTTAACCTTATAAAAATAGCATGATTATGACTAATTACGAGATACAACAGCACATAGATTCTCTTTATAGAGACTTAGACAATGTAAAGAACATGGATGAAGCGACAGCCTGTAGAGTTTACAACGTAGATTACAAGGCTGAAATCATCGAAGTGATACAAGAAGAAATAGATACCTGCAAAGCCATTATGCAGCCTGATTTCGAAGATGATGGCATGGATTACGATACTCTCTGCACGGTTCAAGGATTGAGCCGGTATGCATAACAACTTACCCTGCTGACGGATTGAACGGCAGCCGATAGCGAGAATCGGGCAGGGTTCTATTGATTAGCTCTTTGAAATGATGTAAAAGCCTTTACGGTGTAATTCATAAACCGTTTAGGACAACCAAAGATAATAAGCGTACATAAGCAAGTTGGAGCTTGCGATCTGTACAATGTTAAACAATTAGCAGATTACACCGCAAATAATCGTCCTAGAGCAATAAGCATTCGGGTTGGGCGTCCGTACTGTAATCGTCAATATAGCCTGTACGGTTGGTAAACAGCTGCGAGATGTCATGATCGGATCATGGTACGGGCGCAAACTTTAAAATATACGATTATGAAATTAATACAGTTTGTTTTATCCATACTCTTAGCCTTGTGCTCTATTGGTATGTTCTATGGTGCTATAACGACTAATAGTTCGATGAAAATAATATCTATTACCATTATAGGTATTATATGTGTCGGATGCTTTTCTTACGTTAGAATTGCATATAAAGAGTTAGTTAATCCTCTTAAATAGGTAGGGCATATTATGAGATCAGAGAAGGCAAAACAGCTTATAATAAGTCGTGCTCAGAAAGATGGGGATACCTGTCAATATTACGTGCATGAATCCGATGCTTTTGAAGCTATTAGTATAGCCGAAGAAGAAATGAAACAGAGAGCTATTGAATCATTCAAACAGAAGTGTCCGTGCTGGTCAAGGTTCCAACAAGATAGGAAATGTGATGAATGTACTTGGCTAAAGGAATTTTGTAATAAACTTGACGAATAACTAACAAGAAAGGAATCAAATTATGAGTAATCAAATATTTTGCAAAGTAAACAAAGAAATGTGCGATGCAGTAAAAGCAATCGCAGGTGATAGAATAGTAGTAGATTGTGGTGCTGGTAGAGGGCTTTTTGCTTCGATGTATGATGGTAAAGTCTTATCAATAGACATTCACCAACCAGATGAGCCTTTGTCTTTCATAATCGAAAAGAATGCTGAACACTACTGTTTTCCGAGAAATTCAATTCCGATTTTCATAAGACCATGCCATTCAAATTTTGTGCATAATACAATCTTAAAAAACAGAAACAAGTTTGATAAAGCTATTTATGTGTCTTTGCCTAAAAATTTAGATGGTGATTTAGATGATAGATTTTATAAGATAACGCAGTATTCCGAATGGGAAGGAGAAGAAGGAGAACGGATATATTTAGTTGAACTAAACAAGCCTAAAGAATCATTTTCTTACTTACCTGGCAAAATTATTCATTTCGCAGACCCCATGCTTTCTTATCTTGTAGAGACACAAGAGCAGGAGTTCAAAGAGAGTGTCGAATCTCCTTTAGAAGATAGAGGGATTCTTATTGATGGGTTAAGACTGACTTTGACAGACATGTACCCAAGAGGTGAAAAATACGATTATCTATTTTTTGATTATGGAGGTATGAGTATTGGAAACTCTTTGATGGAATCTTTATGCAGAGAGATAGTTAAAGATGCTGATATGTTCCCAAATAGAACCTACATAGTAGTAAGTACCTTTACCAGCTATGCTATGAAAGATGCAAAAGAAGATTTTGGCAAAGATTTACCAAATGTATTTTTGAGTATTGGTGACTTCGTTACTTTTTACAAAAGGTTAAATCAATTAGCGTAAAACTAATTTAGTAATGAATTAAACGCCAAAGAGCTGGTAGTCTTTGAACTCGAATCTGGTACATTTTAGAGACCTGCTGTTCGGCCGGCAGCAAGGCAACACCGTACAAGAGTGGCGTTTAGAATATTTTGTCGTGTTTTATTTTATGTTTGTGTGTTCAAGGTGTATTGTCTGTGAAGATAGTGCACCTTTCTCATTTGGTAAGTTAGCTCAGTGGCAGAGCGTAGTTGTACGGGTATTTACAACTAAGGTCGGGAGTTCGAATCTTCTGCTTGCCTCTTATTATTAATTAATATTTAATCTTATGGCTAAGAAAACTATTAGAGAAATTATCCTAAGTGTCAAGGCGGGCAAAACAAAGTCTATTTCTACAGACAAAATAGATGTAGACGGATATAGACAGGATGCTTACAGGATCAGTAAAAAAGCAAAAGAAGAGGGTGTTGTCGTTCCCGGAGATAAACCTCTTTATACAATATCTGTAAATAAGAGGATTGGTAAAATGTTTATCATCAACAACATGAAGTAACTCTTTTAAGCCTACACGATTATGAAAAGAGTATTAACCGAGCTAACACCGGAATGCGAGTTAACCACTCAGATGTACATATCCGGACTTGAAAAAGAAGAGATAGCGGAAGCGAAATGTAGGGCGTTCAGCACGATAAACAACCAACTGCAAAACGCCTTCAAGATTCTTCAAGTGAAAAATGGCAGGGAATTATGCAAGCGTTTTTATGAACGACTTTCAGGAGTTGAGTTTACTTTTGACTTTTCTCCTATTGTCCGATCTGTAATTGCTTGTAGTTTATTATGTGTATTTTCTATATCGCTTTATCACGAACAGAGCGATATGAGAAGGGCAAGAAGAGCGAGAGTAGAAACTATTGAAAGAACAAGGAGGTTAGAATGAATGCAGAAGCAAAACTAAATACTCTCTATCGAATAGGTAGCAGAGTTTCCCTCAACAAAGAGCAGGCAAAAGAGTTTGTAGGCGGTCGTTATAGGCTTGAAAAGCTGATAGCAGAAAAGAAAATACGGGCAGAAAAGACCGGAACCACGAAAATGTCTCCTTATGCAATCAATGCTTGTGATGTGCTTCTTTACGCTATTGATTCTAAAGAACAAAGAATATAATTAACCCTTTAAATTTTACGATTATGAGTCTTATCAAAAAAAGTAATGAATTAGTAATCCCTACCACAGTAAAAATGATGATTTACGGTCAAGCCGGTATGGGAAAAAGTACGGTAGCATTGAGTGCTCCGAAACCTTTGTTATTGGATTTCGATAACGGGGTGAAACGTATGAATATGGCACATTTGGAAAACATAGACACAGTACAGGTCACTTCTTGGAGTGATGTTCAACAGGTCTTGCAGGAGGATTTGTCTGCTTATCAGACCATTGTAGTTGATACTATCGGTAAGATGATGGATTTCATCATTACTTATAAATGTGGTAGCCGCCAACCGTCTATCAGGGATTGGAGTGGTATCAATGCTGAATTTTCTTGGATGACAAGAACGCTCTCAAGTCTGAATAAACATATCATTTTTGTCGCCCACCGTGATACGAGAAAAGAAGGTGATGATACGGTGTTCATTCCTGCCTTACGTGAAAAATCTTACAACTCCATCGTTACCGAATTGGATTTGCTTGGCTATCTTGAAATGAAGAGCGAGAGAGGCATACAGAGACGCACTATAACTTTTGACCCGACTTCAAGAAATGACGGTAAGAATACTTGCAATCTTCCTTCTGTAATGGAGGTGCCTACTATCGTCGATAAGAGCGGTAATCCGACCGCAAAGAACGACTTTATCACCACTAAGATAATCAATTCATATTTAAGTATGCTGGCGGCTAAGAAGGAAGCGCAGGAAAAGTATGACAAGGTGATAGAAGAAATAAAAGAAAGCATTGAATTTATCACCGATGCCAACTCCGCTAATGAGTTCGCTTCTCATATCAATGAGTTCGAACACGTTGGTAGTTCTCTAATGAAAGCGAGAAGCCTGTTTGCAGCCAAAGTAAACTCTTTGGGATTGGTATTTGACAAAGACACTAAAACCTATTCAGATGCAGCCTAACGAAGTTTGGAAAGATATTCAAGGATATGAAGGATTCTATCAAGTTAGTTCACTTGGTAGAATCCGTAGTTTGCCACGAAAGAATCATTTGACAGATAGTGTAATAAGTCAGTTCTCTAAGAAAAGTGGTTATAAGTGCGTTTCGTTATTCAAGAATAATATTAAAACTAATTTTCATGTTCATCGTTTGGTTGCAGAAGCCTTTTTACCAAATCCACAAACTTTATCACAAGTAAATCACAAAGATTACATGCGAGATAATAATTCCGTTGATAATCTTGAGTGGATATCAATGGAAGAAAATATAGCATATTCCTATTGTAATGTATCAAAGAGACCAGTCAATCAATATAGATTGGATGGTACCTTTGTAAAAAGGTGGGACTGTATAAGTGATGTAAGTAGAGAATTAGGCATGTATAGGTCTGATATTGCAAAATGCTGTAGAGGTGTATTTAAACAATCTAAAGGTTACAAGTGGAGGTACGCTGATGAATAAAGTTAATTATAAATTTTATGCGACATTGCTTGACGCATTTAAAAATTATGTTGATAGTGATATTATTTATCAAAGGTATTGGGGATTCTCGGAGAATCCACCGTTCAGTGAGGAAGAATTCCATGAACAGCAGTTTCAAGAACTGATAGACCGTATCAATCGAAAGCCTTTTGATAGTGAAGCTGCTGACAAGGGCACAGCCTTTAATGAGGTAATTGACTGTATGATTGAGAATCGGAAATCTGAAACGGTTAAAGTTGAGAAGGTGTATAAGGTTAATAGATTTGGTGCATGTGATGAAATGGGGAAGCCTCTTTATTATGATGAAGAAGAAACAAAGGAAGTTATTGCACTGAAAGCCACCTACAACAATCGTGAGTTCACCTTTCCTATTTCTCTTTGTCGTGAGTTTGCCGCCTACTACAAAGGCGCACTGACCCAGCAACGAGTAGAAGCAATCCTGCCAACTGCCTACGGTAACGTATTAGTTTACGGTCTGATTGACGAACTGATGCCTACCAGTGTTCACGACGTCAAAACGACTGGCAGTTATACCGTAGGGAAATTCAAAGACCATCACCAGCACCTTGTTTATCCATACGCTCTTATGCAGAACGGGTCAGATGTGCGAACGTTTGAGTATAATATTGTTGAGTTCAACAAGGCAGGTTATCCGGTAGATACTTATACAGAAACATACGTTTTCAATCCCAAACATGATATTCCTATTCTTACTAATCATTGTGAGGAGTTTATCCGGTTCTTGGAAGAAAACAGAGAACTTATAACCGATAAAAAGATATTTGGAGGAGAAAACTAATGGCAAATCAGATAACTGGAAGAATAATCGAAATCGGGCAGACCGTCCAAATTCCATCTAAAAGTGGTGGTTCCCCATTTACTAAACGGGAATTTATTTTAGATGCTACCACTTACGACCCTTATACTGGTGAACGTAGTGAGTATGAGAATATTATTCCCTTAGAGTTTTCAGGTGATAAATGTGCAGAACTTGACCGCTATAAAAATGATGATGTAGTGACTATATCATTTGTCTTACAGGGGCGTTCATGGACAAATCAGGATGGGGAACTTAAACGTATGGCGTCTATTCGATGCTATAAAATAGAAGCGCGTGGCGGTGTATCGCAGTCCCCACAGACTGTACCGGCACAGCAACTAATTCAACAACCTACACCGCAGCCGACTTATCAGCAACCGCAGAACTTTCCGCCTCCTGTTGATGCGAATGGTAATGTAAAGGATGATTTACCATTTTAATGTATGTTGTTCGATTTGAAGAATGAATACCAAGTACCCAAGTTTAAAGAGTATGTAAATAAGTTGTTTAAAGAGCGTTCGGTGGTAGAGGTAAAGAAAAAACTGCCTAATCGCACGCTGGCACAAAACAGTTATTTGCATCTTCTTTTAGGGTATTTTGGTAGTGAATACGGTTGCAGCCTTGATGAAGCTAAAATAGACTTCTATAAGAGGACTTGCAACCGTGATTTGTTTGAACGCAAGACGGTCAACAAGAAAGGCAATGAAGTAACCTATTTGCGCAGTTCTGCCGAACTGACAACAGGTGAAATGACTCTAAGTATTGACCGCTTCCGTAATTGGAGTGCATCAGTGGCAGGAATTTATTTGCCGGCTGCAAATGAACATCAAATGCTGATTTACGCTCAGCAAGAGATACAAAGAAATCAAGAATTTATATAATTCCAAATAGATGCTATTTGGAAGTTTAGAAATAGAAATAATGTGAAAAATAAAGGTTGTTCATGTGTATTTAATATTTGAGAAGAAGAACTACTATTTTGGTTCAATTTCTGCAATATATCGGCACATGAGCGAGAATCAAATAGTAATAAAGCAAAGTACATTATCTCACAATACAGATGATACCATTTTGACAGGAAAGGCTATTATTTGGAAAGGTGAGTTATTGAGATAGTTTTGTTAACCTTTTACCCCTGTCTGCTCGGTCTGTGAAGATATAGCAGGCAAACATGGCGGAGGTATTCTCAGTGGTAAAGAGAGCCTAAAGAAAGCGTACGAAGTGCTTTAGGTATTACAAGTTGTAATTACTTGGGTTCGACTCCCAAACTGCCGCACAAACTTGTGTTGGAAAGGGAACATGAAAGTATTCAGTTGCAAATGGATATTTCTGTAATGCGCATACGGATAGTGTTCCCGATGGAATGATGTGAGCCACACATAAATGGCAAGGGTTAGTAAAGAATGTTGTTTGTGCCCCGGAGAATACGCTTCGGGGCTTTTAATTGGGGAAATATGAAGAGAGTAAGCAATAAGCAAGCGAAGCTAGATAGAGAGATGGATAAGATAAAGAGAAACCTATCCCCTTATTGTCGTTTGTGCGGTCGTCCGGCTGTTGACCCTGCACATTTATTACCTCGTTCACTTTATCCTGAATACTATACTAAAGAGTGGAATGTCGTTCCAATGTGCAGAGACCATCACAACCTATATGACGGGAACCGTGATTTCCGAAGAAGTTGTACTGAATTAGTAAATATAGTCCGCTTGCATGATGAACAGGCGGCTAATAGATATTTTAGCTTATGAAACAAATTATTCATGGGAAGGTCCCAAGTAAATCCAATTGTTATAAAGTTATAACACTCAGCGGTCATGGCAGCCTTGCCAAACAATCTGCATTAAAGGAATATGAAAAATCTTTCTACCTGCAATGCAACCAGTATAGAGGACGAATGATAAGTTGTCTATTTGAACTTCATTTGAACGTATTCTACGAGAATCAACGCCCAGACCTTGACAACTGTTTTAAAACGGTTCTCGACTGCTTACAAGGCTGTAAAGCTATTAAGAATGACCGTAACTGTGTGAAAATAGTAGCAGAGAAGTTTATTGACAAGGTGAATCCTAGAATCGAATTTGAAATTATACCGATATGCAATTCAAATTAAGAGATTATCAACAGAAAGCCTCTGATGCCGCCGTTTCCTTCTTCAACAACAAAGCAAAGAAAACAAACGCTATCATGGTTTTGCCTACAGGTAGTGGCAAGTCGCTCATCATTGCGGATATAGCTGCAAGGCTTGACGGACATACCTTAGTGTTCCAGCCAAGCAAGGAAATACTCGAACAGAACTTCAAGAAACTATGTTCATACGGTATTCTTGATTGTAGCATCTATTCGGCTTCCTTCAACTCGAAGGATATAAGCCGGATAACATTTGCTACAATTGGCAGCGTAAAGAATCATCCCGAACTCTTTACTCACTTCAAGAACATCATCGTGGACGAATGTCACCTTGTGAATCCCAAAGAGGGAATGTACAAGGATTTCTTCGATGCGGTGAAGTGCAAAGTTTTAGGGCTGACAGCGACACCATATCGTTTAAGTTCAAGTCGTGATTTTGGTTCTATGCTGAAATTTATCACCCGGACTAAGCCTCATGTGTTTTACGATGTAATATACCATGTACAGGTATCTACCTTGCTTGATATGGGATATTTAGCAAAACTGAACTATTATCCTATGAATCCTATCGGATGGAACGAGCTCAATTTGAAAATAAATACCACCGGTGCCGATTATACGGATAAGTCAGTTCAACGAGAATATGAACGTATAGACTTCTACGGGTATCTGGTTCATATAGTTCAACGGCTGATGAATCCTATTCAAGGCGGTAAACGGAAAGGTATCTTAGTGTTCACCCGGTTCTTGAAAGAAGCTGAACGGCTTACCTGGTCTATTCCAGGGTGTGTAATTGTTTCGGGTGACACGCCAAAAGCCGAAAGAGAAAGAACACTCGAAGCGTTCAAATCAGGTGAGATTCCGGTTGTAGCGAATGTCGGAGTATTAACTACAGGATTTGACTATCCCGAACTTGATACTATCGTTATGGCACGCCCTACAATGTCACTAGCTATATGGTATCAGATAGTTGGCAGAGCTATTCGTCCTCATCCGTCTAAGAAGTGTGGTTGGATTGTTGACTTATGCGGAAACGTAAAACGATTCGGTGAGGTGTCTGATCTGAATTTGATTGATGGAGGAAATGGTAAATGGGCCGTTTACTCCAATGGAAGACAATTAACTAACGTAAGATTTTAAATCATGGCTAAGAAAAACGAAAAGCAAGTAATCCGTCCAGATACATGTGCTAAATGCAAAAGAGGGACATTAATTCCGGTGTCTGAGGGAAATCCTAGAATTGTCTATTGTATTTTATTAAACAAACGTTTTGTAGCTGATAGCAAACGAAACTGTATTCATGCGATTTAATATGAAAGCTATAAAAAAGGTGATACAAGATATTGAACATATCCCTAAATGCCTTAGAAGTGGAGATCTTAATCTTTATTATTTAATTAAACAAAATATCAATGGCAAGAATAAGGACAATAAAACCTGAGTTTTGGATTGACGAAAAAGTAGGCGCACTGTCCATGCCATGTAGACTGTTTTTTATAGGTTTGCTCAATTTTGCAGACGATCAAGGTGTGTTTAAAAATAATGCCGTGATCCTAAAGTCGCTTATATTTCCATACGATGAGAATTTAAGAACGTCTGAACTAAAAAAATGGCTTGATTCTCTGGAGAAAGCCCGAATGATAATACCTGTTATCCACAAAGGAGAAAGCTATTATGTAATTCGTACTTTCCGTGATCATCAGCTGATAGACAAACGTTATCAGAAATTCATTGTACCACAGGAAGTTATAAGTAACATAGTGAACACCACGTTATCACATAGTGAACACATAGTGAACACGTCGCAGGAAAAGGAAGAGGAAAAGGAAGATAAGAAAGAATCTCCTAACGGAGATAAGAAAGAAGCCATGGCTTCTTCACCCGCTTCTGCGAATCCTGATTTTCTAAAATTCAATAATTGGTTAGAACGCAACGCTTCTTTTTGTAGTAACCCTAAAAATTTCTCTTCCCAAATTACAGAATCTGAGTTTCTAAAACTCAAAGAGAAATATACAGGGCAACAGATTGCAGATATTATTGAGCAGATCGAAAACAGAAAGGATTTGCGTAAACGTTATACAAACTTATATAAAACAGTTTCAAACTGGGCAAAAAAAGAATATGGAAGTTAATGTGCAATTACGGGATAATGATGCGGAGAAAATAGTTTTAGGTACCATTATTACTGAGCGAAACGCATTTGAAGAAGTTCGTGAACTGTTGAATGAAAGTTCATTCTATAATCCTTTTCATAAAGAGATATACAAAGCGGTGCTTCAAGTAGCTTCATCCGGTGAACGGCCGGATCTAGTGATGGTTAGAAACAAACTTGTAGCCAATGGGGTGGAGTTTGATCTTGTGGAATACATGGAAATTGTCTCTAACGGTACGTTTGACTTATACCAGTATGCGGCAAGATTGCATGACTTAGCGATAAGACGTAAATTTTGGGATATAGGACAGTATCTAGTATCAAACTCTTATTCAGAAGCAGAGGATATCCTTGATGTAACAAATTCTGTTAGTGAAGAGCTCTCATCCCTGTTTAAGTCAAGCAGTACGACGGTAACGACAATCAATGATGGTCTTGAAAATGTCTATGGAATGATTAATGAGAATCTTAAAGGAAATAAGCCGATTACTGGTACATACACTGGATTTGAGAAGCTGGATTCCAAATCAGGAGGTTTGCAAAAATCGGATTTGATAATCATTGCAGGAGAGACATCACAAGGAAAGACGTCCCTGGCTGTGTCTATCATGCGTAATGCAGCTTACACTGGTGCTAAGGTTGCCATGTATTCAATGGAGATGAAGAAAGAGCAAATAACAGCTCGTATTCTTTCTATGGAGAGTGGAGTACCTGCAAATCATATCATGTATTCACGTCTTACAGATTCACAGATACAAGCTGTTGATAAAGGAATCGGGCAGATTTCTGGAACAGGAATCTATTTTGATGATAGAAGTACTTCAAATATCGATACCATCATTTCGTCCATCCGGTACATGAAACTTAAATTCGGGATAGATGGTGCTATAATTGACTATTTGCAAATCCTCAATGTCAACATGAAAGGGGTGAATAAAGAGCAGCAGATGGGAGATGTGGCTAGGCGATTAAAGAATTTAGCTAAAGAACTTGATATTTGGATTATAGCCCTTTCCCAATTGAACAGGGATACCATGAATCCGGTTCCTACGTTGGCCCGGCTTCGTGACAGTGGACAAATAGCAGAAGCTGCCGATGTTGTCATTCTTATCTACCGGCCTGAGGTCAATAAGAAATCTTATCCGAACGATTTTTCCAATGTAGATACTAGAGGGACAGCTATGATAGATATTGCTAAAGGACGAAACATAGGACTGCTACGATTCATCTGCGGGTTCAATGCTTGTACTACAAGTTTCTATGAGATGGATAGTGTACCAATTACAAATAATAGTATAAAAGAGGAGGAGAATGAACAGCCTTTTTAATACTATCGAACTAAAAGGATCGTCCCGGAGATGATACTCGCATAGTGGTCTATCAGATCGCTATTTTTTTTATTTAATAACCAAAACGTTTTCCTGATATCGGGAAGACGATCAATACGAATGAAATATGAATGGAATAATAATCAATGATGAACTACATGAGTTGGTTTCATTGAGAACCAGCCCTCCGTGTGATAATTGCAGCCTGCAAGAAAATTGTGATAAGACTGATTTTTTCTTATGCACTGTGATTGCCGGGCGGCACAAATCTGATGAACGCTTTGTAAAGCGTGGTAAGGTGAAAGAATTTATTAAGAAACTTAATTCGTAATAAGATAGAAAGGAATATTATGGCAAAGGTATTTATAACAAAATATGCCTTAACATCAGGCATAAAAGAAATGGAACTCGAAATTGTAAAGTCAAATTTCGCAAATAGTCCAGATTATGTAAGAGATGGGTCTTGGACATTTTTTTATATCGGTAAAGATGTATTTCTGGATAAATCAGAAGCAGTTAAAACAGCCGAAAAAATGAGAAAGAAAAAGATTGCTTCTCTTCGCAAACAGATTGAGAAACTGGAGAAGTTATCTTTTAATGAATAACCAAGATAAAGAAGGGTATTATGTGTTTGAAATTAATCTTTGTAATTCATTCTCCATATCTTCAGTTGAGATAGTTGTCAGGTATATATATGCCGTATCTTGCGTATTCTTAATCTCTGCTAAAGATGAAAGTGGTTTTATGTATGGTTTTATTTCCATACGTTCCTTTCGCGTTTCTCGTGTGTTTTCTTTGCATTTTACCTCTTTAGTAATCTGCTTTATGACAGCATCTAATTTATCATGATAAGAATCAACAAGGACTATGACTTTAATGTAATCATCTGTTTTAAAATCAATTTTTCTTCTTTTTGGTGGTTCATTTCGCAGCTTTATGGCATCATTTAAAATACTATTAATCTGTTGTTGCCCTAACTTTTTATCATGAAGTAGCATGTTGCATTTGACCTCAACAAGAATTTTATTAGGATCATCTATTTTAATGTCAAATCCATTTGTATTTGCTTTCGTTTCTTCCACTGAGGAAATTAAATTAAGTTTTTGCTCCTCATTAAAAGACAATATTTCTGATATTTTATTAGCTGTAGCTAATGTTGCTATTGAGGTCAATATATTATGCACGTTTGAAAGAACGGACTTTAAATCAAATAGTTCTTTTATCGTAATTTGAGATTTACTTCTCTTTCTAATTGAATCCGTGAAACGAGAATATTCACTAATTAATTCATAAGACCTTCTATATACTTCTTTGTTCATAGCATTTTGTTAGGATACAAAGGTAGGAAATTATTTTAAAAGATGAATGTTTTAATAAAATAATGAAGTGCATATATTAGAGCTGGCCAGCCTACATTTCATAATATGGGATAGTTAAATCTAAAGTAAAATCGGAAAATCCGATTTTGTAAAACAGTGATAAACCTTTAAAATGATACAGCCAAAGCATTACAATTATCACAACCGGTCCGGACCGCCCAAGTGCGTAAGGACTACATTAACCACTTCCGGAGTGAAAAACCGTTAGAAGGTATATTATTCACAGACTTCATCCGGGACGTTCTTGAAAAGCGAAGCAGACGCAAGTCTGAACACTATGCAGCTGTTTACGATGCGATCATAAAACACATTGATAACTTCTCCTCAGAGTTTGATTGTGACATCTTCACGAACTCGGTGACGGCTGAATTTATAGATGACTTCATTATATATCTTGAAGACCAGGACCTGAGACATAATACCATTGTCGGATATATCCTGAAAATTCAAACACTCATCCGACGGGCATCTCAGTACAACTATGCAGTAGATAATACCTACGATGAAATTGATTTGAGGACTGAACCAACAAACGCCGTGTTCCTTTCGATGAATGAGATCACAAGAATATACTACTACAAGTTTGTCAGGCAGGATAAGCGGAAAGCAAAAGAACGGATCAGAGATATGTTTGTATTAGGCTGTCTCACTGCCTTGCGATACTCGGACTATTCAAGACTTACAAGTCAGAACCTTATTGATAACTACATTGTCATCCGGACAAAAAAGACTAACATCGACGTAAAGGTTCCAGCTCATGATTATGTGCGGGAAATTTTCTCAAAGTATGCCGGTCAGGTTCCATGCGGTCTTTGCATTCAGTACTTCAACAAGTATCTGAAGGTGATAATGAAGGAAATTGGATTGAATGATCTTGTAACCTATTCGTTCACTAAGGGTGGCGAAATGAAGACCGTTACCCGTGAAAAGTGGGAGCTGATAAGTAGTCATACTGCAAGGAGGAGTGCAGCAACAAATATGTATTTAACAGGGCGGATGAAGACGTTCGAGATAATGAAGCTTACCGGCCATCGGACCGAACAGAACTTCTTTCGATACATCCGGCTAACCAGTGATGATACGGCCCGATCTATTTCGGGAGATATGTTTTTTAGAAAGTAAAATCAATAACTAATATGGATAATTATATTGACCAGAACTTGTATGCTGAATCAATGAAAATGGCATTACGAGTAGATTTTCTTGCTAATAGCGAGGAATTGAGATTATATGCAGCTTCTATCTATAACGCCTCAATATGGAGTAGGGAAGTTGACAAGAGAAACAAAACCATTTTTAAAAGGGATAGGTCTTTAAAATAGAAAGGGAGAACCTGCGAGCACGACCAAGCATTAGTTCTCCCAAATCTTACACGATTATGATGCAAATATACTATTTACTTTTAAAATAATCGTGTTATGGTAAATGATTTTTCAATTATTGAGCAGATAAAATTAGTCAAAGAAAAGAAAGAGAAACTTTCAAGAATAGAACAGAATCTTTCTTCCCCAATCCTTACTGATAAATCCCTTATTCCAGAGATATATGAACTATTTAAGCGAGTACTCTCCGAACAAGACTTTTCTCCTATGCCGGAAAGCCCACATCAAAGGAAGAAGTTTGTATTCGTGATTCTCTTTCTGTATTCTCCGAAGACTTTAGCTGGCTATCATTCACCAAGAGGATTAAGGGATGCTATCGCAAAGGCTATCGGATTGCGTGATGTTACATTTATTTCCAACAATATAGAAACTGTTGCTTTTCTGTTTCAGAATGACAAATACTTCAAAGAAGATATAGAGTATCTTTACACCGAAATTATTACTCGGTTAAAAATCAAAGGGCTAATCAATTAGGCGGCAGGTGTAAACTTGTCGCTTTTCTTTTTTTTAAATTAAAAATCAAATAGTATATGAAAGAATTAGTATTTCAAGGTCAGAACTACCAAGCACTTACAAACAGTTTGTTAGTTGCAGAAAAGTTCGGTAAACGATACGATAGTGTCTTTCGCTCTATAAATCAGATGATTGGGGACTCACCACAAAAAAGTGATAAGTTATTCGTTATATCTTCTTACATAGATAGTAGTGGAAAGGAGAATCAGATGTACGTGATGAACAGAAAAGGTTTCTCTATTCTTGTAATGGGGTGTGCCGGATTTTCGGCTGCCCCCTATGCTTGTTAATGCTTAGTGATTGGCATTACATTATAAATAATTCAGTTATCCTAACGACTGAATAGTATAAAACCCGCCATCGGATGAAGTTAGGAGCGTCCTTTGGTGGGGTTCAATTTTAAAATCTTGAGTACAAAAGTATGAAAACAAATCAAGAAATGGTTCGCTACATTGATAATCTTTCAGTAATACAGCGAACAAGTGATGGGTATTTTGACGGAGGTGAGCTTCTACGTCAATGGAATTCAGTTAAAGGAAATGAGCAAAGAAAGATGGATGAATTTCTCCTAGCTAAACGGACGGGCGATTTTATAGATGCCTTAATTGCTGAAGAACGTGAGAATGGTTTAGGGGAAAATTCCCCTAAAATTGATAATCAGGTAGTTAAGAAATCTAAGGCTAAAGAGAAGGGAAAAGCTGGCAGGCCCAAGGAACAAGTTTGGATGCATCCGTTTTTATTCACAAAGTTTGCTATGTGGATTAACCCTCGTTTCGAGGTGAAAGTTATAAGATTCGTTTATGATGAAATGATACGCTATCGTAATGACGCAGGTGATGCCTACAAAGAACTTAGTGCTGCTGTAATGAAGATTGTTCCAAAGGATTTTATGCCTAAAGCCATGCAAAAGGTAGGTGAAGCTTTAAATTGGATTGTTTTTAATAACCATGAGAAGATGCTTCGCAATAAGCATGGTGATGAAGCGAAGCAACGTGAGTTATATCAACTGGAGAAGAAGGTAGCCGATTTAATTAACGAGGGCTTTGTAACCAACTTTGATAATTTGCTGATTTATTTGAGGAATCAGTATCAAAAGAGGAACTATCCACGGGTGTTTGATTGTGCGTCTTGAGATATTAGATGGATAGGAGGAAAGAGAAAGCCGGAGAAAGCCGGCTTTAGTCCCTCATTTAATCAATTAAATCGATTTGGCAACCAACTTCTGATTCGTATTTTGTCCAAATTATGTCACTTACGGTGAAGAAACGTCCACAGAAAAAGTCTCTTACCTGTACAATACCTTGTCGAGTAGCTTTGTTCATTTCCTGTATAGTTTTATCGGAATAGCTTACATTTTCATCATTTTTCTCTAAAAAATTAAACAATTCTATTTTATCTCCTTTTTGAGGAATAGTGTTACAGTTCCAATCATGCTCTGTTAATGTAACTGTGTATTTCTCGATATTAAAAACAATTTTCATAATATTACCTCCTATTTTATTGGTTTATAAATTTTCCGCTAACTTCTTAGCATTCGCAAACCTACTTATAATATCTGAAAAATCAAATCACAATGTAGGATTTTTGCGTCCGAGTGAAAATAAAGCTCAAATTTAGCATTAAGTATCCTGCGTGAAGAAGTTATTGCATTTGCTTTTTGAATGGCAAGAAACGAAAGGAAAAGGCGTTTTAGTGCAAGTTTGACTTTGTGATGTCACTTGCACTTTTCTACGTATCTTTATCTGCTGATTTTTCTTGGATTATTTAGGTTTCTCAAGTGGGGTGCCCTCATGCGTATGCGCGAGACTCTCTTCTTTGTTTATAGTTTTAATATCTATAATAGGTGGGATTTGCGTTTCATCTAAACATTTTCTAGATGAAAGTACAGATGATGCCAAATTATCATCTAAGCATTTTACAGGTGTTTCTACAGATGATATTGCGGATGATAAAAAACAAACGCTCCATCCTCTGTTCGATGACGGGATAGGGCGTTTGGTGATTAAAACTATATTAAATTCAATACATTATTTGGGTTATTGCGAGATTTGAGTTCTTGTTCACGAGCACTTTTTGTATCTGTGAGTACAGGTAACCTCCATCCATTTCCTGTACCGATGTAATGTAAAAAACAGACTGGAACTTGGTTGTTTACTAACTTTTCAACTTCCAAGCAAGTATTACTATCGCACATGGTTACATAAATGTTTATTATAGCATTACTAATATCTAAAAAATCATGCTTATTGCTTACAACCCTGAATTCATTTTCTCCAATCCAGTCTGATGTTTTTGTGAAAAATATGTTATCAAGTTCTTTGATTATACATTCTTCAATTGTTGATTTGTCATTTGCGAATGTAGGTATTTCAATTGCGTGCTTAATTAAATCAGAATATTTAATGCTATTACAATACATTTTATCATCAAAATGTATCTTGTTGTAATCTAATTCTATACAAACTCCTTTTCTCTTATCTCCATAATGTCCCCACATCATTGGGGACATACACCCTTTTGTATAAGAATCATAATCTTTAGTTAAACTTATTTGCTTATATGAGTTCAAAATTTGTGCCGTTATACGCAACCTTTGATCTATATCTTTTATTCCGCCATAAGAAAGAGGAGTAGAAATTCGTTTTGAATATTCATTAATATCATTCACTTGAGAAATGATACCAAATTTCAATGTTTGATTCTCCCATATCTTTTTAAATGAATCAAGATTAGTATAATGATATAACCTTGCATAGCTTTCTTTGCCTATTAATGGAGTACCAGGGAAAGCTCCATTTTTTGTGTAGGTTTTTTGCATAGAAAATATATTTTAATCCTTCATCTTCAAAACCTTCTCCAGATCATCGAAAGAATGAATCTCATAGATTGTTCCCTTTACTTTAATGTAACCGTTTACATCTTCTCCGAAATCATTCTTTTTGAATAAATCAGAAATAGGAATATTCAGAACCATTGCAATCTTCTCTAATGTCTGCAACTGAGGATATTCACCTCTTAAAGTCTTATTCAGGCTTATATCGGTTATCCCCATTTTTTCAGCTAACTCTTTTTGGGTGATGCCTTGTTCTTGGCACAATTCTTTTATTCTTGTTCTAAAGTCCATAATACTATATAGTTTTATTGGACAAAAATAGGTGTTTATACTATATAATGCAATTATTCCATTAAAATAAATCTAATTAGTTTTATAATTAACTTTATTTATATATCTACCTCTTGCAAAATTAAACTAAATAGTATTACTTTGTGCCATGGGATTAAACGAAGTAGTATAACTAAATACGTAACTAATAAATATAACGACTATGGCAACAAATTTTAAAAACCAAATGAGAGAAGTAATGAACGAGGCTTGGCGCATGTTCAGAATCACGGGCGAAAGTTTCGCAGAGTGTCTTAAAAGAAGTTGGTTGCTTCTGAAGCTGAAGGTACAAATGAAGAAAAGAACAGTTCAATTCTTTTATCAGAAAGTATCAGGTGAAATCAGGCATTTGGTACGCTTGAGGAAAGTGTAATAGCAGGTAGTGTAAAAGGTACAGGTCGCAAACCTAATGAGAACCTGTTTACCTACTTCGACAAAGAGAAGAACGAGTTTCGTTCTTTCAAGAAGTTTAATATTATAAGAATAGCTTAGTATTAACAAATCAAAGAGACTTACTCGGTCTGCAAACTTTGAAAAGCCTCTTTGATAAATCCAATAAAAATTGAATTATGAATGCAAATGTACAATTTTTCAGTAATCCACAGTTTGGTAACATCCGAACATTAGAGTTAAATAACAAAATGTGGTTTGGGGCAACTGATGTTGCAACCTCTTTAGGATATTCAAATCCACGTGATGCAATTGTAAGGCATTGTAAATCAAATGGGGTCGTGATTCACGACGTCATAGATTCAATGGGTAGAAATCAGCAAATGAAATTCATCAACGAAGGTAATGTTTATCGTTTGGTTGCAAGTAGTCAGTTACCAACAGCCGATGAATTTGAAAGTTGGATTTTCGACGAAGTGATACCTTCTGTAATTCATACTGGTGGCTATATTGCCACAAAAGAAGATGATACAGCCGATGAAATAATGGCTCGTGCGTTGATTGTCGCTAATGCTACGTTGGCTAAACGTGAAGAACGTATAAAGAACTTACAGGAAGAGAATGCCCGACAAGGCGAAACAATTAACTTGCTGACTAATGAAGTTAAACAATCAGCCCCTAAAATCAAATGCTACAACGAATACATTTCATCAGAGGGGACATATACCACTACCCAAATAGCCAAAGAATACGGCTGGGGTGCTGAAACTTTAAACAAGAAGTTAGCTGCTATGGGTGTTCAGTACAAGCAAAACGGGCAATGGATATTGTACGCCAAATATGATAATAAGGGTTATACTGTATCAAAGCCTGTTACTTTCCCAAAGAATGATGGCACTACGGGTACTCAGATGCAAACCCGGTGGACTTCTAAGGGTCGTGAGTTCATTCACTCTCTATTCGCTAATTGAGCTATGATAGAGATAGTAGTAGTATTCAGCAGCCTGTATATCGGTTACAGGCTGTTTAGAAAGTCAGGTGAGAGATTTTTCTATTAAAAGTATAAACACATAAATAAACAAATATGAAAACAGTAAATGCAAATAGCGTTCTTGGTGTAATGAACCTATTCAATAGTGAAGAGTATTACAAGTATGCAGTAG